AAGGTAAATGAAGTTATTTGTTGACGCAGATTACATCGTTTATAAAGCTTGCGCTGGTGCAGAGTCTGACCTAGACTTTGGTGATGATGTAATTGTAGTTGTCAGCAAATTTAGTGAAGCATACGCAGCAGTTAAACGTGAACTCAATAAAATTAAAAATAAGTTCATGTGGGATGTACCAGAAATTGTTCTGTTCTTTAGTGATAGTTCTAACTTTCGTAAAGAAATCATGCCAGCTTATAAAGGTCACCGCAATCGTAAGAAACCTTGTGGATATAAACGTGTTATCAATGCTTTAAAAGATGAATACGAAGTAGTAATACTACCGACTCTTGAAGCTGATGATAGTATGGGCATCTACGCTACTAAATATCCTGGTAATGTTATCGTCAGTCCAGACAAGGACATGCGACAGATACCTGGAAGGCTCTACAACATGGATGAAATCGTGAATGTGGAAGAGGCAGAAGGACAACGCTGGCACCTGATACAGGCGCTTGCAGGAGATCAAACTGACGGCTATGCTGGCGTGCCTGGCATAGGAATCAAACGAGCAGTAGCTTTGTTTGAAGATAAAGGTTATACTTGGAAAACAGTTGTTGATGCATTTGCTGAGAAGGATCTTAGTGAAGACATTGCACTACAAAACGCAAGACTTGCAAAGATCCTTACCACAGATGATTATGACTGGAGAGCAAAACAACCCATACTCTTTTCCCCCTCCTCCGATTACAGAGTTGACAGTGGAACAGGACTTCAAGATACGAAGGCTTGAAGATTTACTGCCAAAAGCTGATAAAACTGATATTATTACTTTATTTATGGCGCTACAACGTCAGAACTTTGCCTTAGCTAACACCGTATCCAATCTAGTAAAACAATGGCCGACTCACCCACTTATTACACCAGAGGTAAGATTGAATGTTGGGATTTCATCAGAGACCAACAACTAAATTACCATCTTGGTAATGCAGTAAAATATATCTGCCGTGCTGGTTATAAAGATAGTGCGGTTTCTGATCTAAAAAAAGCAATCCACTATCTAGAAAATGAACTTGAAAACACACGTGCCGACTCTACTGGACCAAGCGAAAGAGTTCCGAACCGCTTACTCGATCTTGGATTCGATGAATGGACGACTGACTCAGAAATCTTTGATCGATGAAGAGTGGTCAGAATTTCATGAAGCTTTTCATTTTAAAGATGAACACGAACAATTAAAAGAGCTTTGTGATCTTGTCTATGTGTGTTATCAGTTTGCTGCTAACAACGGTTGGGATCTAGATGAAGCTATGGATCGTGTCCATAAATCAAACATGTCCAAACTAGATGAGAATGGACAGCCTATTTACCGCGCAGACGGTAAGGTCTTAAAAGGACCAAACTACAAACCTCCAAACCTAACTGATCTACTCAATGTCTAACTATATCTCCCGCACAGGTCGGGTTCAATCATGGATCGATGATCCTACACATCGCTTACCCGTATCATGCACAGTTATGGTCGTGGAAAATGAAATGGAAGGTCCAAATGGTATTGAGGCCAGCTGGAGGTTTGCTAGTCATGCCCTTAGGTATGGCGCAGGTTGTGCTATTCACCTAGACAAACTTGACCCTAAAGGTTACGTTCGTAAGTCAGGTGTCACAGCTTCTGGTCCTGTAAGTTTTGGTAAAATTTATAGTAGTTTAAATGAAATACTACGTAGAGGCGGGGTGTACAAAAATGGTGCAATTGTTCTGCATATTTCCCTCAATCACCCCGATGCTCTTGACTTTATTACTACTTCTAGATCCGAACTACCTTGGGTCAAACGATGTATCAACATCACTGAAGAGTGGTGGAAGGATTGTACGTTTAAGGAACAACTATTATTTGGAATCAAATCCGGTGACATCTGGTTAAACAAAGTAAAGTATGACAATGAAGGAAACCGCATCAGAGGTAACGTCTGTCTCGAAGTATACCTGCCATCACGAGGTACCTGTCTATTACAGCATATCAATCTTGGAGCCTGTGAGTTCGACGACATCCCACGAGCATTTGTTGAAGGTATGTCCGAGTTGTGCAGCCTACATAGTAGGACAGCTGTCGGAGATTCTGGAGAATACCTCCCGCCTGAAATTGATAGACAAGTGGGACTCGGCATGCTTGGGCTCGCAAATCTCCTACGGCGGTACGGAGTAACATACGATCAATTTGGTCGTGCATTAGAACAGTACAACAACAACGAAACTATCCGCTCGGCAGCTTATGAACTTGTCTCTCAAATTGCTTCAGGAATTAACCAAGCAGCCACAATCGCTCGCGAGTATAATATGGTTCGAGCCTTTGCTATCGCTCCAACCGCCAGTTGCAGTTATCGAAGCGTGGATCTGGATGGCTATACTTGCACACCAGAAATCGCTCCACCTATCTCGCAGACAGTCGATCGCGACAGCGGTACTTTCGGAGTACAAACTTACAACTATGGTGACGTAGAAATAGCGTCAGAAGTAGGTTGGGAAAATTATAAAAGAGTTGCAGACGGCATTATGACAATGCTCGATCGCACAGGACTTCTTCATGGATACAGTTTCAACTCTTGGAGTGATTCAGTAACCTACGATAATGAATTCGTGGAAGAGTGGCTTCGGTCTCCGCAAACAAGCCTCTATTATTCACTACAAGTGATGAGTGATACACAAGATAAATCTAGTGCATATGCTGCATTAGATGAATCAGAAGTAGACAACTATTTGGAGGACATTTTAAATGAAGAAATTACATGCGATTGTCAAGAATGAACCCTTACGAAAAACTACTGAACAGAAAAAGAAAATGGACACCAGTCCAGACAACTGCCGGATTATGCAAGGCAGGGGCGGAAGAGACGGTACACCGTGCTCTTGCGTTGCGACATATGGAACTACCTGTGGGAGATTTTATCCGTGATGGATTGGCTACCGACGTACCAAAACTATCGAGGAAGTTACTGGAATCAAACATCACCGATGAGGAAAATCACGACCTGGCACTTGGTTACATTGCCAATGCTTACGGTGTTGACGAAAAAGCTGAATCGGAAGCTTTGCGGCTCAGGGAAGCTTGGACTTCGCATCCTGATCACACAATCCTCAAAGCAATGGTTGCCGAACGTGCAATATTCTTCGTTCTTCTACCATTCATGCGCTTTAATGGTGACGCTGGAATGCGAACAGTCAGTGCGGACATAAGCAGAGATGAACAAATCCACGTGGCGGCTAATAGTCTTGTATGCACTGAGCTGGGCCTTAGTGCCTCTCCTTCTCTTGATAAATTAAGGAAGGCAACTATCAATTGGGTAATGCAACCTCTAGGTATTAATACTACCGATAAATATTTGGATAAAAAATTTTGGCTGGATTCTAGTGATCGCTTAATGTATGAAGGCAAAGCACCAGAGCTTTCCGCAACTAAAGCAGCACGAATGCCAGCATTCTTTGAGCATAGCAATGTCAACCTCCCCCAATACGCTTGAAGTCCTAGGGATGCAATCCCGTGGTCTTGTCCATTCATTAGAAGAATCATTCCCACCAACAAACCCTAACCCTGAAGATACAATGGAAAAAATTATGTATAGATCCGGGCAACGTAGTGTTGTGGAATGGATCATTAATTATATGGAGGAGAACTAATGGCTACTCCATATTATAGTAATTACTATGGAAGTAACGAACCTCAAGATATTTATGGTGAACAAACTTCAAAAGAAGGAAATTGGGTAGTAGCTGAAAGAAAAACTGGGGTATATACTGCTGGAGCAGGTAGAGACGGCTTACAAAGACGAACTAAAGTTTTTAACGTTTATAAGTGGCAACCAAAACAACAACAACAAGCTGCTGAAACAGAATCAAAAACAACAGAAGAAGCGCCTACTAAAACAGATCCAGTAATTAATAATCCTTATGCAGATCAAATAGATAATCGTACAGCATCTAAACCTACTGCAAAAGATTTTATCACTAGGTTTGGTGGTAACACGGAGACGATGGCTCACTCTGGTCTGGCCGCAGTACGTAAAGCTGAAGACGCTGGCTATAGTATTGGTCAAATCCAACAGATGGGTATTGATCAAGGCATCTCTTTTGGATCTGGTGCACAAACTTATTTTAATCAGCAACGGCAAAAAAGTTTTGATGATCAACTTGCAGCAATACAAAGACAGAGCGCAGCTAATTTAAAGCAATTAACAATTGATCAAAACACAAGGCTAGATAAAATGGCTGCAGATCAACAGCGTAGATCTGATGAACTAGCAACTGGTCAACGTACTTACCAGCAAAACGAAGCAAGAGCTAGTCAGATGGGTGCACTGCAGATTGCTGGTTCTTCTGAAACCCCACGCACTGGTGGTACACAAGGATTTAAACGTAGGAAATTACAGATTAATCCTGTCACGGCGAATGCTTTAGCAGGTATTCTTGGTGGTGCAGCAGGCTCAAAAACAACTAACGCATTGAACGTCTAATGACAGCTAAATCACGATATGATAGATTGTCTTCGGACCGTTCCCAGTTTCTTAATACTGCTAGACAAGCAGCAGATCTAACTTTACCTTATCTTATCCGAGAGGATGATACTTACACTAAAGGCTCATTAAAACTTACAACACCGTGGCAATCACAAGGAGCTAAAGGTGTGGTGACGCTTGCAAGTAAATTAATGCTTGCATTACTACCTCCACAGACCAGCTTCTTTAAGCTACAGGTTAACGATGTTAACTTGCCTGAAGAATTAGGACCAGAGATTAGATCAGAACTTGACTTGTCATTTGCTAAAGTTGAACGTACCATCATGGAATCTATTGCAGCTTCCAGTGATCGTGTTGTCGTTCATCAAGCATTAAAGCATCTTGTAGTATCTGGTAATGCTCTTATCTTTATGGGTAAGGATGGCCTTAAGCTTTATCCTTTAAACCGATATGTAGTAGATAGAGATGGCAACGGTAATGTTATAGAAATTATAACAAAAGAAACAATATCAAAAAAACTATTAAAAAAAAATTACCCTGAATACAAAGCACCAAAATCTAATACATCAAACGATAACTCATCACACCATGATGATGAATGTGATGTTTATACACACTGTGTTAGAGATAACAACCGTTGGGTTTGGCATCAGGAGGTAGACGATCAAGTGCTACCTAAGTCAATGAGTAAAGCACCTATTGACGCAAACCCTTGGCTTGTGCTACGCTTCAATCATGTAGATGGAGAAGTCTATGGACGAGGTAGGGTAGAGGAATTCATTGGTGATCTAAAGTCACTTGAAGCTCTGTCACAAGCACTGGTTGAAGGCAGCGCAGCAGCTGCTAAGATAGTGTTTACTGTTTCACCAAGCAGCACAACCAAACCGTCAACGCTTGCTAAGGCAGGCAACGGTGCTATTATTCAGGGACGACCTGATGATATTGGTGTAGTGCAGGTTGGTAAAACAGCTGACTTTCAAACTGCTTATCAAATGGTAGGTAGTTTAAGCCAACGATTAAGTGAGGCATTCCTTGTTCTTAATGTAAGACAATCAGAACGTACTACTGCTGAAGAAGTACGAATGACACAGATGGAATTAGAACAACAACTTGGTGGACTGTTTAGTTTGCTTACTGTTGAGTTTCTTGTTCCTTATCTTAATCGTAAACTAAACGTTGCACAAAAAACTGGAGAGATCCCACGTTTACCTAAAGGTGATATTGTTAAACCTACTATTGTTGCAGGTATTAATGCTCTTGGTCGTGGTCAAGATCGTGAAAGTCTTGGACAATTCTTGCAAGTTATTGCTCAAACAATGGGACCAGAAGCTATTCAACAATTTATTAATCCAGAAGAAGTTGTCAAACGTTTGGCAGCAGCATCTGGTATTGATGTATTGAATCTTGTTAAGAGTATGCAAGAGATACAACAAGAACAACAACAAGCTATGGCTCAACAACAACAAATGATGGCTCAACAACAAGAACCACAGATGGCTGCAGTTGACCAAAAACGTGAACAAGCTGCAGCACAGATGATGCAGCAAGAACAACAACAACAACCACCAATTCAATGAGCGAAACACTAACATTTAATGATGCACCCGCTGATCAGCCTGAGCTAAATGCTGATGAGCAAGAGTCTCTCGCTGTTGCCGAGACTAACGAAGGGGAACAACAACAGCTACTAGCAGGTAAATTTCAAGACACACAATCTCTTGAACAAGCTTACCTATCATTACAAAAGAAACTTGGTGAACCACGTGAAGAAGTGGAAGCCGGTGAAGAACGAGAAGAAGAACAAGTCCCTGACGAACAAGACGAGGTACAGGAAGAAAAAGACTCTGGTAAACTAACAGAACAACAAGCTAATCAACTATTTGATATGGTTGGTGGAGAGTCTACTTATAAAGACATGCTGAATTGGGCAAGTGATTCTCTTTCCAAAGAAGAGATTGAGATGTATGATTCAGTAATGGCTGATGGTAATGCTAACTCTATCTTCTTTGCTGTACAAGCATTGAACGGTAAGTATGTAGATGCTGTTGGTAAGGAAGGTCAACTCTTAACTGGACGTTCTTCTGCACCTTCTGCTGATAATTCATTCCGTAGTCAATCTGAACTTGTAGCAGCTATGAGTGATTCACGCTATGATAATGATCCAGCATATCGTTCTGATGTTATGCGTAAACTTGAAAACTCTGACCTAGAATTCTAATGACTGTTACCACCAACGATCACGGACAACAAAATCTCTTCGCAAAAGAACCCACCATGTACACTGACGAAAACTACACTGTGACTCATAACGAAAAAGCTGAGATGCTAAACGGTCGCCTAGCTATGCTGGGTGTGATGGCTGCGCTTGGAGCGTACGCATTAACTGGTCAAATTATCCCTGGAGTATGGTAATGCCACAAGGTAAAGGAACTTACGGATCACAAAAAGGTAGGCCACCTAAGAAAGGTACAAAAAAAGGTACGAAAAAGTAATGGCTAAGAAAGGTCTCTACGCTAATATCCATGCTAAACGCATGCGTATTAAACAAGGTTCAAACGAAAAGATGCGGAAGCCTGGTAGCTCTGGTGCACCCACTGCTGCTAACTTTAAACGCGCTGCAAAAACTGCTAAGAAAAAATGATTGAATGCCCACAATGTACTGTGCAACAGCAGTACGTTCTAGAACAACTACAGACTACTGCTGGTGTGACAGATCGAACTGCTCTTGCTGTCATTCTGGGTAACATCTACCAAGAGTCTACATTTAAACCTAACGTCTGCGAAGGTGGTGCTATCATACCTTATGATCGTTGTCTTCGTGGAGGTTATGGTTTAATCCAATGGACTTCAAAACATCGTTACCTTGGTCTTGGTACTTTCTGTGCTAAACGTAACGATGATCCAAGTAGTTTGGAATGTCAAACTGCTTATCTAATTAATGAGATGAAGTTTAGAGATGACTTAAGTTCTTTTCAAACTCCTCATCAAACAATACCTTATTACATGAATGCTGCTTACCATTGGTTAGGCTGGGGTATTCATGGTAATAGAACAAAACATACTTATTCTTTTTTAAACAAACTACAATGAAAATTTTTGCTATCCTCCCCGCTGCTTTGTTTGCTGCTTCCCCTGTACTTGCTGGACCTTATGTAAACATTGAGGCTAACTCTGGTTGGTCTGGTACTAATTACTCTGGTACTGTTATTGATAACCACGTTGGTTATGAAGGTTCTAATTGGTATCTTCAAGGCGGTCCTAGTATTGTTAGTCCTGATGGCGGCGACTCTGAAGTAGAACTGTCAGGCAAGGCTGGTGGTTCTGTACCATTGGGTGAAAACCTTGGTGCATACGGTGAAGTATCTTTTATGACTGGTGATAATAACAACGGTTACGGAACAAAGCTTGGTGTCAAGTATAGTTTTTAATAGCTAAATAGATTTAATGGAGGGTGCAATTCCCTCCCTAGCTCTAGACAGCCAAGTCTTTAAAATGGTCTTACTTACTAGAACAAACACACATGAACTATTACTTAAATGACCGCTACTATTTCGCTACAAAGACAACAAAAGAATATTTGGAACAACTTCTGTGACTGGGTAACCAGTACTAACAACCGACTGTACGTTGGTTGGTTCGGAGTCCTAATGATTCCAACATTACTAGCAGCTACCACCTGTTTCATCGTCGCTTTCATCGCCGCACCTCCGGTTGACATCGACGGCATCCGCGAGCCTGTTGCAGGTTCACTGATGTATGGCAACAACATCATTTCTGGTGCTGTTGTTCCTTCCAGCAACGCCATTGGCTTGCACTTCTACCCAATCTGGGAAGCTGCCTCACTCGACGAGTGGCTCTACAACGGCGGTCCTTTCCAGTTGGTTGTGTTCCACTTCCTGATCGGCATCTACGCCTATATGGGACGTGAGTGGGAACTATCTTATCGTCTGGGCATGCGCCCTTGGATCTTTGTCGCATACTCCGCACCCGTGGCAGCTGCATCTGCTGTCTTCCTTGTTTACCCGTTTGGACAAGGTTCTTTTTCCGACGCTATGCCTCTTGGCATTTCCGGTACTTTTAATTATATGTTGGTTTTCCAAGCCGAGCACAACATACTCATGCACCCCTTTCACATGCTCGGGGTTGCTGGTGTATTTGGTGGGAGCTTGTTCTCAGCTATGCATGGATCACTGGTCACTTCGTCGCTTGTACGTGAAACAAGTGAAAACATTAGTCAAAACTATGGTTACAAATTTGGACAAGAAGAGGAAACGTACAACATCGTTGCAGCGCACGGTTATTTTGGTAGGCTTATTTTCCAGTACGCTAGCTTTAACAACAGCCGTAGCCTCCACTTTTTCCTTGCCGCTTGGCCTGTTATTGGCATTTGGTTTGCCGCTCTTGGTGTCTCTACAATGGCGTTCAACCTGAACGGCTTTAACTTTAATCAATCAATTCAATCATCTGAAGGTCATGTAGTTAATACATGGGCTGATATCTTAAACCGAGCTGGTCTTGGTATGGAAGTAATGCATGAACGTAATGCACATAACTTTCCACTTGACCTTGCTTAAGTGAGATAGATCTAAAGAGGGGTGCAATTCCCCTCATCACTATTGGC